TTAAAGGGATTAGAATTTAAATGTCCTAAGACTGTAGTTGGACAACCTACAAATGCTACTTACGACGGTGTAACTGGTATCTCTACAATAACAATTGCAAATCATGGGTTAGTAAATGGTGATGCTGTAGTTCTTGAAACAGATTCAATCGGGTTCACATGTACATTAGACAGTAATGTATCAACCAAATACTATCCAAGAGCAACTGACCCTGCTGCAAATCAATATTTAACAGTAAGTAACGTTACTACAAATACATTTAGAGTCAATGTTGGTGCATCTAATCCAGGTGATGTTTATCCTCATACCTTTGTTTCAGCAACTGCTACTGCAGTTCAAACAATTGGTGGTGGTGGATATGTTGGAGTTACAACAACTATCTTCCAAGATCACGAAAGACCATTATTCGTTGTTGGTATTGTATCTGAGAGAAGTTTTGAGGTAATAGCAGGTGCCAGCACTATACCACATACTTATCAAGGCGGTGGTCATGTATATGAATTCTATGAAGATTTAACATTTGGTTCTGGTTATCGTGGTGGTAGTGTTTCGATTGGAGTTACTGATATAGCATATGAGCATAAATTTGTAAGTGCTGGTATTGGTTCAATCAGAAAAGGAACTTTTGCTGGAGACGCATTTACTGCAACTGATGCGGTTTATGAATCACATTCAGGACAACTTGTTCTTACAATACCTAATCACGGTTTATCAACTAGCGATACAGTTGGTATTGATACTGGTGGATTAGTATTCAAGTGTTCTAAGGACAATTTCTTCTCAGATCATCCATATCCTCGTGCAGTATCTAAGACAAGTTTCCCTAACTCTGATCCTATCGCTGGCATACAAACTGCAATAACAGAGACTACAACAAATACAATTACCATTAATGTTGGTTCTGGTGGTGGAGGTGGAACTGGTGCCACTGTAGAGGCAATAGTGGGTGTAGGAGGCACACTTTCATTTACAATTACGAATCCTGGTACTGGATATGTAAATCCACAAATTAATATACCCGAACCAACCTATGAGAATCTTGAAGTTGTGGGTATATCTAGATTAGGAATTGGTGAAACTACTGATACTGGATCAAACTTACTCTTGAATGTTGGAGTTAGTGCTGCGTCAACTACTGTTGGGATTGGTTCTACAACATTCCAAATAAAAGATTTTGAAATTGCAAGAGCAGGACATTCCTTCAAGAAAGGGGATAAATTCAAACCTGTAGGACTAGTAACTGCTGCTCATTTAACAGCACCAATACAGGAATTTGAATTAGAGGTGTTGGAGATATTCAACGACAAATTCTCTGCTTGGCAATTTGGTCAAATTGATGCAATTGATAGTATTAAAATACTTCAAGATGGTGTAAGAACAAGATTCCCATTATTCTTTAATGGTGAGTTACTAAGTTTTGAAAAGGTTTTAAGTAATCCTAGATCAGCGTTAATTGATCTAGATGCTGTATTGCTAATTTTCATTAACGGTGTATTGCAAAAACCTGGTGAAGCATACCAATTCCAAGGTGGAACTACCTTTACATTTACAGAACCACCTACTGGAGAGTCTACTGCTGGTCTCAATGATAATGATAAAGTAGATATTTACTTCTATAAAGGAATTGATGGTATAGATGTGCAAATTGAAAATGTCTCTGAGACAATAAAAATAGGTGATAATTTAAGAGTTTTTGCAAATCAAAATTTACTTGGAATAACCACATCACAACAAAATGAAAGAATAGTAAAAGAAATTCTTAACACCGACATACTTGATACTGACATTTACACAGGACTTGGTATTGATGAGGTAAATGAGAAACCAATAAGATGGACTAAACAAAAAACTGATTTTAAAATTAATGGTCAAATAATTGATAAATCCAGATCTATATTAGAACCTCAAATTTATCCTACATCAAAAATAATTGGTGATGTATCAACCATATCTGGAAAGGGTACTGCAACTAATGATGGAATATTTGTAGACGATGCTATCTCCTTGTTCTATGAGAATAAGTATGGTATTTCAGTTGATTCTGTTGATGCATTAATAACATCTGGGGAAATTAATGTAGGTGCATCTGCAACAGCAACTGTGTCTCCAGAGGGCATAATAACAGATATTAATATTACAAATGCAGGTAGTGGATACGAGAGTGCTATAGTCAAAATTAGTAATCCATTTGTAGGAATCGCAACATTTATACAATCTGATGGAACAGTGGGAGTAGCAACTACTGCAACAGCAACTGCTACTATAACAAATGGTGCGATAACAGATATAAACATTACAAATCCTGGATTTGGTTATTCTAACGTGGCTCCACCACAAGTTATAATTGATCTACCTAAATTTAAAACAGAAAAAATAACTGGATTTACTAATTTCCAAGGTTATACTGGAATAATAACTGGTATAACTCAAACGACTAGAAGTGGTGGAGGTCCAGCACTTAAATTTGAATATACTGCAGTAGTTAGAAATAGTAGTGGTCAACTGATAACTGCTGATGCAAATACATTACAACCAGGATATCCAATTCTAATTACTAATACAAAAGTTGGAAATGGACTTACATCAGTAGAACCTGGCAATTCATCACTTGTTGGTATTGGTACAACTTTCCTTGATAATGTTTACGTTGTTCATTCTATAACATCTAACGGTTCAAATGGATCTATCATATGCCATGTTCATACAAATAGTGCTGGTTCTATCAACGGTATTGATGAGGAAGGGTTCTTTGATCCTAACTTCATTGGATTGACTACAAGTTTAGGAAATTTAAGTTGGGGTAGATTGTATGGTAATGATGTTGAACGTTCAAGTAATCCTATATCTATCGGTGTTACTGGACTGACTGTGAATAGTGGACTTACAACTTTCCCAACAATACAAAGAAAGAGTTATGATAATGTTGGTGAAACAGGACACAGAAATAGTGGTTCAATAAGAGCTGTTATAACTTGATGTAGTAAACCCCTATAAATAGAAAGAAAAGTACAGATACGATGTCAGCAATTGTTACTGATCAATTTAGAATTTTAAACGCCAATAATTTTGTAGAGTCAGTAGAGGATACAAATAATTCATATTATGTATTTTTGGGATTATCTAACCCTACTGGCACAGAAAGTTTAGTGGGATATGGTAGATCAAGTGATTGGAACACAACCACTCCAGCACCAACTGATAGTTTTTCCTATCAAAGACATAGTGGTGATACAATGATGTTTGGTAAAAAAATATCATCTGCTAATATTAGAAGACTTATAAGAAGAGTAGATTGGGTCTCTGGTAATAGATATGAAATTTATAGAGATGATTATAGTCCAACTAATCAAAGTCCATTAACAAAATCTAATAGACTATACGATGCAAATTATTATGTAATGAACTCTGATTTCAAAGTTTATATTTGTATTGATAATGGTTCTACAGGCACTAATCCATTAGGTAATGTATCGCAAGACGAACCTACATTTACAGATTTGGAACCTTCAAAGGCAGGTAATAGTGGTGATGGATATAAATGGAAATACTTATTTACGGTATCTCCTAGCGATATTATTAAATTTGATTCAACAGAATTTGTCACTGTTCCAAATGGATGGTCAACATCAACAGATTCTCAAATAAGAACTGTAAGAGAGAATGGTAACTCTGATGTAAATTTAAATCAAATAAAACATGTATACATCGAAAACGGTGGTGCAGAGTATAAAAATGGATTATCTCAAGAAGTGAACATTGTTGGAGATGGAACAGGTGCAAAAGCAAGAGTGGATGTTGTTGGTGGTAACATCACGAACGTAATAGTGAGTGCTGGTGGAAAGGGGTACACCTATGCTATGGTTGATTTAGCGGGTTTGAATTCAAATGTTCCAACAAGCGGGAAAGCAAAATTAATACCTATAATTCCACCTGCTAGGGGTCACGGAGATGACATTTACAGTGAGTTAGGAACTGATAAAGTTATAATTTATTCTAGATTTGATGATTCTACAAAGGATTTTCCAAGTGATACTACGTTTGCACAAGTTGGCATTGTAAAAAATCCAACTAAATCTGGAACTGACATCACATATACTGATAATACATTTTCATCATTACAAGCAGTGAAATTTCTTAATGTGAGTGGTACACCAAAAGTTGGTGAGAAAGTAACACAATTATTAACTGTGAGTCCAAATGTAGGGAAAGTTGCTAAAGGTTATGTATCATCCTACGATAAAGATACTAAAGTTTTAAAATACTTTAGAGATAGATCACTTTATTATAATAGCACTACCTCTGATCATACAGATTATCTTAATGTAACTACACAAGGTAGAATTTATCAATTTGAGAGTGCAAGCACATCAAATAACTTTAGTGGTGAAGAATCAGGTTTTTCAGGTGAAATTCAACTTAATTTCTCAGGTATTACAACCAATCCAACTGGAACTAAATTAATCAATTTAGGAACAAGATTCAACGCAGGGTTATCTGAATCTGAGATAAATAAAGGGTCGGGACAAATAATTTACCTAGATAATAGACCAGAAATTGTGAGAAGCACTCGACAAAAAGAGGACATTAAAATCATACTAGAGTTCTAAAATGCCACAAAAGACAAATCTAAATATAAGTCCTTATTATGACGACTTTGATAAGGCGAAAAATTTTTATAAAGTTCTTTTTAAACCTGGAAGTCCAGTACAGGCAAGAGAATTAACTGGTTTACAATCAATATTACAAAATCAGGTTGAATCATTTGGAAAACATATTTTCAAAGAAGGTTCGATGGTCATACCAGGTGGCATTGAGTATGATACATCTTATTTTTCTTGTAAAATTAATCCAAATCATCTTGGTTTAGATGTTTCGATATACTTAGATAATCTAATTGCAAAAAATAATGGTAAGGGTGTAAGAGTTAGGGGTCAAAATTCTGGCATCGTTGCAACTATAAAAAATTATGTTCTCCCACCAAATGAAGGTGTTACTGAACCAACTATTTTTGTAAAATATAATGAATCTGGAACTGATTCATTAAGTTCATTCTACCCAAACGGTGAAGTTTTAATTTTAGAAGAAAGTGTAACTTATGGAAACACTACTTTGAATGTTGGTGAATCTATATTAACTTTAGCATTAGAAAATGCTTCTGCAACTGGTTCTGCCTTTGGAGTAAATGAAGGTGTATATTTTGTTCGTGGAACTTTTGTCGATGTACCAACATCTTTAATAATATTAGATCCATATAATAATAATCCGTCCTACAGAGTAGGATTTGATATACTTGAAGAAGTTGTAAATGCTAATGATGATCAATCTTTATTTGACAATGCAAAAGGATTTACTAATTTTGCTGCACCAGGTGCTGATAGATTTAAAATAACAGTTAAATTATCTAAAAAGTCTCTAGATGATTTTAATGATACTTCTTTTATTGAATTATTCAAGGTAAACCAAGGTGTAACTAAGAAACTGCAAGATGATTCAGTATACTCGCAGATTAAGAAATATTTTGCTAAAAGAACTTATGATGAGTCTGGAAACTATGCAGTTGAACCATTCCGTGTCAATTTACAAAATTCTCTAAATGATGAAATTGAATCAAATGGATTATATACTGAGGATCAGTTAACTGATGAAGGTAATACACCTTCAGAGGACACCATGTGTGTTAAATTATCACCAGGTAGAGCGTATGTTAAGGGATATGGTGTATATCTAAATGGAACAACTGTTTTAGATGTTGATAAACCAAGAGATGTCAAAGATATACCCTCTGCATCTATACCATTTAGTATGGGTAGTTTACTTCGAGTGAATAATGTTCTAGGAACTCCATATATTAATTTGGGTGGAAATGATACAAATGTTGTTGGACTTTATAATCAAAGAAGAAGTGGTTC